AAGCGATATCATAGTAGTACTCAGTATTTTCCATGATACCATTTACGAAGCAGTTTGGGCCAGAAGGATCAGTAACAACGTCCACAGTTGACAGATGGAAATCGTTCTGAACTTCCATGATTCCGTCTTTCGTTGGCTTAACTGATCCAAGGCCACGAGTAGAAACACCAACCTTAACACCCTCATCGATAAAGGTCTTTACGATCTCGCCCATAGGAGTCCCGAGAATCTTTGCCTTACCAATAAAGTTTGATCCATCACGCTTCATCTCAGTGATAAGATGCGATACGCGATCTCCATTAATCTGTGGACCATCTGGGTGGCCAAGTTCACCGAGAGCACGCTTCGTTTGAATAAAGTCATTATTATATCTATTCATTTCTTTTTCAAGTATTTGAGAAGGATATATGCGTCCATTGCGATTCTTAATGTCGCCTTGCATAAAGACGCCTTCTATGAAGTAATTCTTCTTACCACTCTCGGTTGCTTCAGTAAGAACTTCGCAATCCTCGTTGAAAACTTCTGTGATCAGTTTCATCTGAAACTCCTTTTTATTTTATTTATAATTTTGTTTCACTTATTATCTAAAAGACACAGGAGTGCAAGAAACTGCTGCGGATGCGGCAATTGTATCGCTAGGTTGTTTTTCAACAATTTCTACGGTGTTAACGGCCATATTAAATGTCCCTACAGTGTCACCTGCTAAAGTAATAGTAGCCGCATTAGTAGCGAATATTCTTACTACCGACGAGTCAGATACTGTGTTAGCAGTTGTAACATTTATGGCGTTACCTTTTACTTTAATGATCATATCGCTTCCCTCGCAAAGCTAAGAATCTCTTCAAATCCTGCTTTATCTTTCATCGCAACTTCTTGCATCTTCTTGCGATTTGAAGTAGAAAGGTCCTTAAACATTTTATTTAGAAGATCAACGTCTTCCTTCTTGAGCACAACAGATCCGCCGTCCTTAAGCTTTACCATTCCAACTTTGAATGCCTCGTCAAGTATCTCTACGGACTCACGGATCTTTTCTTGGCCGTGTTCGTCTTTATCTATTCTTTTGACAGGTACGTCACGAGTGCGTGAATGTCCCTTGGGATCGATGTAAGAGACTGTCTTTTTCATTGCGGTCTGAGTTACTTCATTAAGACCAGCTTTTGCTGAGCGATAGCCCATAGGATCTGTCTTTAAACGACGATCTCTTTCTTTTTTCATTTCGTCTTTAGTGTAGCTACCGTGCGGTACACCGCTATTCATGTGCCACTTAAGACGCCCGTGAGACATTTTTGTAATGTCTTCTTCTAGCTCAACTTCTTCCATCTTGTTTGCGGATCTGTTTAGGCCAGTTACGCGGTTCTGTCCTTGCTTATAGTCTTTAGAAGTTAGAGTGCCTTTATCTAGCTTCTCTCTTTTCTTCTTAAGATCCAAAGCAGCTGCGGCGTGATAGTCACGAAGTTTGTCTTGCGAAATCTCATCAATCTGCTCGGCTTCTTCTCCATACATGTCGTCATAGTATCCACTTCCGCTAGATCTAGTCGCCATTCTCATCTCACCACGAGCATACGAGTAGAGAGACATCATTGACTGATGGGCGGTCGCAAGCTTGTTCTGATACCATTCTTCTGGATCCGGAGTCATTTCTAGATAATCCATGATCTCTTCTGCTGCGTAGCAAATGAACTCAAGTTGACTCATCATCATCGGAATTTCCTCGTATGCGTCCTCGTTCATGTTTGCTTTATCAGCAAGACGACCAGAAGCACCTGTGATACCAGTCATACGATTCTTAATCTTACGCTTTACATCTGGACTTGACTTTCTCATTGATGAAGAAGCTTGAGCGGCGGCGACAGCAGCATTACCTGCCATATTACCAGCAGCTTTCTTGATGTAGCTATGTAGAGTGTTTGGAGAAAGCTCGTCAAGCTGTTCGACTTCTTCTGGTAATTTCACGGACTTTAAAAGTCCTCCGAATTTTTTATCATTTTTTATTCTAGTCTTAAGAGCGCCAACGTCTTGCTTATTCATCTTGCCGGCTGCTGTGACTCTAGGCCCACCTTTAAACTTGCTCGACCATTGTCTGCTTGCTAATTTATCGTGCCCTGACGATTGATTGTCTCTACCAAAGTGCATTTGATATGAACCATCATCTACTTGTTTGGCAATTGTTGCGCCAAATTCTTTTTCAATTGCTTTTAAATATTTTTGCGGAGTATCATTACCATCATATTCTGGATGTGTAGTTGTATAAACATTAAGAATAAGATCGTCAAGTCTATCACGCTGAGAAGCAGATAGTTTTGCTTCATCAAGATCAACTTCTTCTTTAGCAACAAGTTTATCAGTTGCCTTTTTAATACCACGCATTCTGTCCATAGCTTTACTGAAATTCTTTGGTTGGTCTGGGTTGTTATGTTCTCCAGACTTTCTAGCATGATCCATAGCGTTTATATTAGCTTTCTTGATATATGAACCAAGAGTCTTTTTATCTAGTTCGTCAATCTGTTCAGCTTCTTCTTTGGTAAGTTTATTAGTTGCTGTAGAAATACCAATCTGTCTTCCGAGAGCTTTCATATAATTCTTACCACTATCTTTATCACGAACATCACCTGCTTTGTAAGCCTTAGTAACTGCATCACCAGCAGCTTTCTTTACATATGAAGTAAGTGTCTTCTTTGAGAGTTCATCGATCTGTTCTACACTCTCGGTGGCGCGAACCTTTGGTTCCCCAGCTACACCAGGGTATGCTTTTTTACCAGCAAGATTTACACCAGGTCTACGCTTCATGACTTCCTTCGTGCTTAATTCGCCAGTGTTGGTTTTGTCAGCAACTTTACGAATATATCTACGAGCAAGGTCACGAGAGATCTCATCGAGTTCTTCCGTTTCTTCTTTACGAATAGATTTACCAATCGCTTTGCGACGATTGTGAAGATACTTATCTGATTTATCCTTATCGCCATCGTTATCAATGTCACCATCTTCTTTACCAACCGGATCCATTGCTTCTTTCTTCATGGAACCCTTACCTGCGAACGTGCTAGCAGCATCTTTCGACATCGTGACTGGATACTTCTTGCCGCCAAAGGCAAAGTGCTTTGCGCCTGACTTGTGAGCGTTTGCAGCAGCGGTGTGGAACGCATTCTTTTCTGTCGCAAGGATTTCTTCAGGAATTATAAACGTCTCTTCGTAAACAATCTCGTCCTCACCCTTATCATAGTCTGCTTTACGCTTAGGGGCCTTTACTATCTTACCACCTGTGAACTGAGCCTCAACGTCAACAGGATAGTCGACCTTTGTGACAACATGTTTATCTTTAAAGTGCTTTTCGTCGCCAGCCTTTGGCTCAGCAACTTCCGATACTATCTTGTGAAAGGATTTCATTTTTGAGGCCCTCTTCTAAATGATTTTGTTTTATTTATAACTTTTAAGGATTCTTCAGCTTCCATATCATCTTCTGGAGGCGGCTCAGCGCTTACAGGTGGTTTACTATCAGTTTGATCCTGATCATCACCAGAAGGCATTCCATCGTCGTAGAGACCAGCTGCCTTCTCTTTATCCATCTGTCTCTGCATCTCACGCATATCGTCTTCAGACATGAAGAGCACGTTCTTAATGACCCACTCACGAGAGTAGTACTTGCCGATCTGTTCCTCAATATCTCGTAGCATCGTTACTTTTTCACGAAGGATCTCAGTCTGTTTGAGTTCCTCAAAATAGTTGTCCTTCATAAAGTCGTAACGAATAGCATCCTTTATATCGGCCCATTCTTCTGGATCGAGGATACCCTTAAGTATAAGTTGCTTTTCAAGTAAAAGATCGAATAGCATAGAGAAACGAGTTCTTAGTCTACGAATGAACTTACTAAACTTAAGTTCGTCGCGTGTGATCTCAGAAACTCTACCAAAGCTATACATAGTTTCTGGCTCGAGACGAGACACCGGAACCTTTAAAGACTTATATAGTTTTCTTTGGAAGTATTGCAGGTTTTCATCACCGCTAAGTGCAGGTGCAGATCCACCAGCTAGAATGTCGACTTCAGTTGAACGCTCTCCACCACGGCGAGGAAACCAAAAGTCCTCGGTCATAGTCATAAACTTGCGACCATCTGTAATGTCACCGCTATCGGAATCATACTGAAGCTTATTCTTATGGCGAGTCATCATATCGTGAAGATATTGTTCTGCCTTTGCTTTAGGTAGCTGGCCAACGTCGATATAAAATATTCTTCTCTCTGGAGCGCGCGTAATCGTATAGATTACCGTTGCGTCCTCGAGCATTCTAAGTTGGTTCAATGGCTTGATTGCTGGATGTAGATGCGAAAGAACTAGAGAGTTGTTTTCGTTCATAAATCCAGAAGTCACTCTTGCGATAGAGTCTTTTGCGATGCGATAACCTTGAACGGTTTGACCAGAATGAATATTGTTTGAGACTGATTTAGAACCGAACCCGGAATCCGAATAGAGATAGTATTCCTTCTTCACCTTTTTAAGAGGCACACCAGAGTGAGCATCCTTTTGCTTTTCGTCCATCTCTTTTACTAAGCGAAGTTTACGAGGATCTACGTAGCGTATCTCTATAATGCCATCTTTTAGATTCTCGTTGTCTATGATGACGTGATAGTTTAAACGGCCATCAACATAAAACTTCTGAAAGATATCGTATCCGTAGTTAGAGAAGTCAAGAAGTCTAAGAATTTCTTCAAATTCTTCTACGATGCGATCCTTAACTTTATCTGGTAATTCAGTATCGTCTAGAACTATCTCAACAGCGTTTTCGTGTGAATCGATATTAATAGCTTCATTGATAACTTCGTCAACCGCTTGCGCAATTTCTGGCTGCATTATCATGCCACGATACTTGGTGATGAGCTCAGACTCTGTCTTAGCATCACCTTCCATATTAATAGCAATCCCATAGGAACCCCCTAGAGAGTTTCCTATGGTAATTGCACCTTCGTCGTTACTCGGTTCTACGAAAGAAACGGCGCGGTCTTCTTCAGCCCCGCCAACTTCTCTCTTTATCTCGAATCCAAAAATACGCAAAATTTATCATCCTATAATTAAGTAGTTGAAATGCCAGTAGTCCCCTCAACTCTCCATAGATCATATTGGAATGTAACTCCAAACTCTTCAATAGCATCAGTCTGTTCCCACGAAAGAGGGATAGCGTCTATACTGACTGGATACATTCCTTCAAACACATACGTTCTAAGTGCGC